GTCACGCTAAAAAAGATCCAAAATATCTAAACGGAATGACCAATTTTGGTATTTTAATGGAAATCAATGGCATTGAAGATCCATTTACTTGGTCACGTGATGTAGTAAATAAGCTTCAATTCAATGGTACTGGTTTATATTATTCACCAACTCGAGTTCCATCTGCTACAGCAGAAGGAAACAATGTTACAGCTTTCCAAATCGATAATTTAAGTAAAGTAGAAACTGTAATGGGTGAATATTGGAGCTATATTATGGACTTTATCGAGGATATGAAAAAAGTATTCCCTACATTAAAAGACGATTGGGGTATTTACGTTCCTGAGGTAAAATATCTTTCACCTGAACCACTTGTAAACTACCGCAACTTGTCTCTAACCAAGTTCCCCAATGTACACTTTGTGGGAGACGCATTATCCGCTCGAGGCATAACAGTTTCAGGTGCACAAGCAATTTATGTAGCTGAAGATATTCTTAACTATTTCTTACACCCAGATATATATCCTGACTTTCATGAACATCCACTTCGTTCCTAATATTTATAACGAAAAAGATGGCCAATATTGTCTTATTAAGCTGTACTAAGTCTAAAACAGACCATGCTGCTCCCGCTCAGGAGTTATACTCAGCCTCCCCAATGTTTCGTAAAACATTAGAGTATGGTAAAAAACTCCAACCAGATAAAATGTTTATCTTATCTGCAAAATATCATCTAGTACCTTTAGATAAAAAGTTAGATCCATATGATCTAACTCTAAAAGATATGAAAGCTGATGATAAAGCATCTTGGGGGGAAACAGTAATCTCTCAAATGAAAGAAAAAGGTCTTAGTCCTGAGAAAGACAAATTCATTTTCCTAACTGGAAGTGAGTATATGAAACCATTAACTAGTACTTTAAAAAATATAGAAACACCTCTTGCAAACAAAAGGTTTGGAGAGCGTTTAAAGTGGCTAAATGGTCAATTAGGAGAAGCTATTAAATACATTAAAAACCTTATATATGAAGTTATTCGCAAAAGATTTAAATGAGAATATTCATCTATTCCTAAATGATATAGATGATTATAGTGATGATGCACATTATAACCTAATGTGTGAAGCCACTTTAAACAAATTTACCCAACTACTTACTGAATCAAGTGACATTCATGGTATGCTTTTAGAGGCGGCTAAAAATGAGGCTAATGGTCAAGTATTTAAAGATTTCTTAGACTATATTGAGACATCAGGCTTGGCCTAATAAAATTTATTTCATATCTTTAGATATAATTAATAAAAACAATAAGTTATGTATCACCGTCGCCCTCGTATTTATGAGACTAAAACCATTAAATCTAATGGTTGTCAGATCTATCTATTTAAAGAAAATGGACAAGACAGTTGGAAAATGCACAACTGGGATGGACCAGCTATAGAACCTCTTGATGGAATTGAAAAATCAAGAAAAGAATATTATTTGTACGGACAAAAATTAACCCTTGAAGAGTGGGAAGAAGCTCGTAAAAATAGAGAAGGTTTACCTTGGTATAAGAATGCTTCAATGAAAGGAGCAACTCGATTCTAATGGGACATAAGTATCAACCTATACCTCGTAAAGGGGATATTTATAAAAAAGCTTGGGGACATGAGCTTTGGATCGCAAACCATGAAGCATATTGTGGTAAACTCCTTGTATTTGAAAAAGATAAAAAATTCTCAATGCACTACCACTTGATCAAAGAAGAATCGTGGTATGTTTCTGAGGGTGAATTTGAATATAGCTGGATTGATACTGAAAAGGCTTCCATTCATTCAACTTTGATTCGTAAGGGAGACATCGTAGATTTAGAGATCGGACAGCCACATCAACTAAAGGCACTTACTGAAGGTGCTACAATTTTTGAGGTGTCTACCAAACACTATGAGGAAGACAGTTATAGAGTACTACCAGGATCATCACAATTATGAGAATAGGATTATGTGGAACAATGAGTGTAGGTAAAACCACACTTGTAAACGCACTTAAGGAACTACCAGAGTTTAAAGACTATATGTTTAGAACAGAACGCTCTAAATATTTAATGGAGCAAGGCATTCCCCTAAACACAGACTCTACACTTAAGGGTCAACTAGTATTTTTAGCAGAACGTTCAATGGAGCTTATGCAAGAAAATATTATCACAGATCGCACTATAATTGATGTAATGGCCTTTGCTCGTGCTTCTAAATCAATGGATCATGTTGAAAAATATGATTTTGAGCAACTAGCTATGTTATTAATTAAAGAATATGATTATATTTTTTATATAAGTCCTGAGGGAGTAGATATGGAAGATAATGGTGTGCGTGAAACAGATACTGAATATCGTAAGCTAATTGATTTTATAATTGTTAACTATCTTAAATCAAGACGTTCTCTTATTAAGAACTATGGTATATTAGAAGGACCTACTAAGGATCGTATTGAACAGCTTAAATTTCAATTAGGTCTATAATATTTATAAGAAAACCATAATTTATTAAAGATGAAATTATCTAAATTAAAAAATATTATCCGTGAGATGATCGTAAGTGAGTTAAACGAGGTTGACATGGGTCAAGTAACAACTGATGATTCAACTAAAGCAGCAGAGTTAGCTAAAAAAGGCGTTAATGTAATAATCCCCGAAGACGAGGCGCTTAATGAAATGGCAACCTTCTATAAGGTTAAAGATGAAGTAAAAGATGAAGCCAAAAAAGCAATTGAAACTGCTCAAGCTAAATTCAGAGAAGGATCAGCTCTATATAATACATTAGATTTACTAAAAACTAAAGGCGAAGTAGACTACAAAGAATTAGTTTCAGCAACAGGCAAAGATATAGCTACATTCAATAATCCTAAGTCCAGAGAAGTTTTAGAAAAAGACTTAGCAGCATTTATTGATATAGCTGCTGGTAAAAAAGGAGCAGCTGGTCCTAAAGAACCAAGAGAACCAGGTGTAAAAGGTCGTCCTAAGGGTTCAACTAAACCAAGTGATGCTTTAGCTTACACTATGGGTGGTGATGTTAAAGTAGTAGGTAAAGATCCTAGCAACTTACTTATTAAAAAAGCCGTTAAAGCTGCTCGTTCAACCCAACCTGTAAGCGCTATCAATACTACTGACCTAGATGCTGTAGAAGCACAATTAAAGGCTATTAATAGTGAATTAGAGACTAAATTACCTAAAGCTAAAGAAATTGCAGCTAAAGGTAATATTAAAAATTACTCAGAAGAAGAAACAGTCTTTATGGATGATATTAGAACTAAGAGTAATTTAAGAAAACAATTAATTGCTACTCGTGATAAAATTGTTTCTAAAAAAGTTAGACGATAAAATCATAACATTGAACTCATTAATAAACTGGGTTAAAAAAAATCCACAAATCTTAATAATAGCTTTATTATTAGGAGGTATGATTTTTCAACACTTATTTTTAAGTAACTCTTATAAAAAAGAATATTATAAATTACTTAAGGAACAAGAAGAAAAATATGAACAACAAATAGGAAAGTTACATAATTCAAATGATTCTATTTTAGATATAAATAAAGCAATTGAAAAACAAATTGTTGATATAGATAAACAAATAGCTAAAAAAGATATTGAACTAGCTAAATTAAAGAAACAAAATGCACAAAATACTGCTAAGCTTAATACTATGTCTGACGCTGAGCTTTCCGGCGCTTTCACAGAACTCTTCAACTGATTTAATTACAGTACCTCGTTCTACTGTTATAAATGCTATAACAAAGTATAATGATTGTAAACTTGAGCTTCAATATAGCCAAGAAAAATTATTTGCTACTGAAACTAAAATAAAACTTTATCAAGAGGAAATAGTAAACCTAAATAATCTTATTCAAAATAAAGATATTGAAATAACTAGTTTAGGTGAAATAATCAAATTAAGAGATAGTGAAATAAGAGCTTTAAAACAAGCTAAAAAAGCTAAGTTTTGGAATGGTGCATTAGTAGGATTTGGCAGTGGTATGGTTGCTATATTTACAGTGCTCCAGTTATAATATTATGAGTGATCAAGACTTAAGACAAATAATTCAACAGGAATATATTAAGTGCGCCCAAGATCCAGGCCACTTCATGCGTAAGTACTGTTATATTCAACATCCACAACGTGGTAGAATAACATTTAATCTTTACCCATTCCAGGAAAAGGTACTCCATTTATGGAAGGACAACCCATATTCTGTTGTTTTAAAATCTAGACAGTTAGGTATCTCAACTTTAGCCGCTAGTTATTCTTTATGGTTAATGACCTTCTATAAAGATAAAAACGTATTATGTCTTGCCACTACCCAGGAGACAGCTAAAAACATGGTCACCAAGGTTCGTTTTATGTACGATAACTTACCTTCTTGGCTCAAAGTAAAAGAAATAGAAAACAACCGTTTAAGTTTAAGACTAGCAAACGGTTCTCAAATTAAAGCAAAATCCTCTAATACCGACGCAGCACGTTCAGAAGCAGTATCTCTGCTAATAATTGATGAGGCTGCTTTTATCGATAACATAGCAGAAACATGGGCATCAGCACAACAAACACTAGCCACAGGTGGTGGAGCAATAGTACTTTCAACACCATATGGAACTGGAAACTGGTTTCATCAGACATGGGTAAGAGCGGAAGCACAGGAGAACGACTTTCTACCTATCAAATTACCATGGTATGTCCACCCAGAGAGGAATGAAGAATGGAGAAAAAAACAAGATGAATTACTAGGTGATCCTAGAGCTGCGGCACAAGAATGTGATTGTGACTTTAGTACCTCAGGTGATACTGTTTTCTATTCTGAATGGTTAGAATTTATAAGTCAAACCACTATTAAAGAACCTGTTGAAAGACGAGGTACAGATAAAAATTTATGGATTTGGGAACCAGCTGATTACTCAAGAGATTATATGGTAGTAGCTGACGTAGCTAGAGGTGATGGTAAAGACTTTTCAGCAGCCCATATCATGGATATTGAGACTAACACTCAAGTTGCTGAATATAAAGGACAATTATCACCTAAAGAATTCGGTCATTTTCTTGTAGGCCTAGCCTCAGAATATAATAATGCATTATTAGTAGTAGAAAATGCTTCTATTGGTTGGGCTACTATTGAAACTATCATGGAGCGTGGCTATCAGAATTTTTATTCGTCACCTAAGAGTGATCAATTAACAGCTGAGTCGTATTTTAACCGATATGAATTTAGTGATAGTTTAACTCCTGGTTTTACAATGTCAATGAAAACAAGACCTTTAATAGTAAATAAATTTAGAGAATATGTTGGTGATAGAAGTGTCACTATCAATTCTAAACGTCTATTAGAGGAAATGAAAGTATTTATCTGGCGTAATGGTAGACCTGAAGCTCAATCTGGTTATAATGATGACTTAGTGATGTCATTTGGTATTGGAATGTTTTTAAGAGATACTTCACTTAAATTCCAACAACAAGGACTTGATATGACTCGAGCCGCTTTAAACAATATGGCTAAAAATACTACAGCAGGTGTATATAATGCTAACACAACCCAAAATCCCTATATGCAAAAAATAGGAAATCAACAAGAGGATCTAAGATGGCTCCTTTAATATTTATGATAATAATTTAAACAATGGCTGATACTAGTATTTTTTCAAGACTAAAAAGACTCTTTTCAACTGATGTTGTCATCAGGAATGAAGGAGGAAATCAGCTAAAAATAGTTGATACGGATCATATCCAAACTAGTGGTGAATTTCAAACTAACTCATTAATAGATAAGTTTAATAAAATTTACACTAACCCGGCTGCTACATCCCTTTTAGGTCAACAATTCAACTTACAATATCAGTATCTTAGAACTTATTTATATAGTGACTACGATACAATGGATACAGATGCTATTGTAGCTTCTGCTCTTGATATTATTGCTGATGAATGTACTTTAAAGAATGATATGGGTGAGGTACTTCAAATTAGAAGTAGTGATGATGATATTCAAAAAATTCTTTACAACCTATTCTATGATGTACTTAACATTGAGTTTAACCTCTGGTCTTGGGTTCGTCAAATGTGTAAATATGGTGATTTCTTCTTAAAGCTAGAAGTCGCAGAAAAGTTTGGTGTATATAATGTAATTCCTTATACAGCATATCATATTCAAAGACGTGAAAACTTTGATATGGAAAATCCAGCAAAGGTTCAATTCCTTTATTCTCCTGATGGATATTATACTGGTGGTTCAGGTTATTACCAGACACCAAATACAAAACCACTAGAAAATCAGATTGTATTTGATAACTATGAAATAGCTCACTTCCGCTTATTAACAGATGTAAACTATCTTCCATATGGTCGCTCATATCTTGAACCAGCACGTCGCTTGTTTAAGCAATATGTGTTGATGGAGGATGCGATGCTTATTCATAGAATTGCCCGCGCCCCAGAAAAACGTATTTTCTATGTTAATGTAGGTAATATTCCACCTCAAGAAGTTGAAGCATTTATGCAGAAAACTATCTCAACTATGAAACGTACTCCGTTAATGGATGAAAAAACAGGTGAATACAACCAAAAATATAATATGCAAAACTTACTTGAGGACTTCTATATCCCAGTAAGAGGAAATGACTCAGCTACTAAAATTGAAACTACAAAAGGTTTAGAATATAATGGTATTGAAGACGTAGCTTATCTAAGAGATAAATTATTTGCTGCCCTTAAGGTACCTAAAGCCTTTATGGGTTATGAAAAAGATTTAACAGGTAAAGCTACTTTAGCTGCTGAAGATATTAGATTTGCTCGTACAATTGATCGTATTCAAAGAATTGCTCTATCTGAATTATATAAGATAGCTTTAGTACACCTTTATACTCAAGGATATGATGGAGAAAGTTTAACAAACTTTGAACTTAATTTAACTACTCCATCTATTATTGCTGAACAGGAAAAAATTAATCTATTAAAGGAAAAAGTAGCCCTAGCTAAAGAAATGCTAGATACTAAAATTATTCCTTCAGATTGGATTTATGATAACATATTCCAGTTTAGTGCTGACCAATATGATGAGTATAGAGACTTAGCAGTTGAAGATGCTAAACGTAACTTTAGAATCCAACAAATTACTGAAGAAGGTAATGACCCAGTTGAAACAGGACGTTCATATGGTACGCCACATGATCTAGCATCTTTATATGGTAGAGAAAGATACACTGATAATTCATTACCTGATGGGTATGATGAAAAAGCTGAATTAGGTCGGCCAAAAGAAAAAGCATCTAATATTAATACTCA